TCACAGCTCCTATTCACTGAATTCTTGATGGATTATAGGTTTAACTAGATCATGTTATTTCACTTCTAATTAAAGAAGAAATCCAATTATTCAGAAAGATTTACTAACTTCAAAAGAAATTAATCTTTTTCCATGAGAAAAATCTTTTTGACTATATGAATTTAAAGAAACACTTCATCTAGGTCCTTATTTTATTTTATTTATTTTTCATCATCAAGGGGGAATAGGTCGGAAAGTCAACATTTAACCTTTCGGCACCTCACTTCGCTCATCCCACTCATAGTTTCGGATTTTCTCCTACAATACTTATGAGGGCGGCGGGTGGATGTTGGCACAGGATACTAGGTCAACCTGACTAACAGAGAACAACCGTTAGCAGGTATTGTTAAAGTTCCAGCAGCTCCAACAGCAAAGACATCAATATAAAAAGTGTCAGTTCCATTAGTAGTCACTATATTTTCAAACGGGATACAATAAGATTGTCCGGCAGCACCTGTATTACTGATATAAGAGAAAATTATATTAGAAGCAACTCCATTCTTATAGACTTGAACGTGGCATGCAAATGCTTCAGCATTCGAGTCGGAAACAGTAATAAATCCTTGTACTATGTAATTTCCAGCAGGAGGAGTAAAAACCCCAGCGACGGGAGACCCAATTCCAAGAGGATCATAAACTAGGGAGCCAAAATTTGCAGGTGTTTGTGTAGCAGTAGTTATAGTCTGAGGGACAGTAGCAGTATATAGTGAAGAAGAGATAGGGGCAGTACCATTTAAAGGTGAACTTTGAGGAACGAATAGTTCAACGTCGTACTCAACATATAAGTTACCAATAACAGAAGTATCAGCTTGTCCAACTGTAGAGACATAAAGTCGAGCAGCATCATAAATGTTTAAGTCTCCAGAGATGTTAGCGGATCTCACTTGTTTTCTAGGTCCCGAGAAAAACATTGCGTTAACGTCCAGTCTACAAATAATTTCTTGTTTCCAAGGAACATCTTCGACAGCGTTCTGATTATTGAAGGCATGAGATTCATCAGAGGGAGGTAGATCGTTAGGATTATAATCAGGAGTCAGTATCACACTACCTTTGGCAGTTGTAGCCGATCTCGTGACATAAATAAAGGCCAAGCGCATGAACCTATACTGTTGCCATTTAATAGCGTTCGCAGCAAGCCACGAAAACGTACTAGATAGACCAGGATTGACCACAAATTTTGTAGTAGCAAAAGTAGTTGAACCACTAATTACTGCGACAAGATCGCGACCAGAGAAGCGTTCAGTTTGCTTTGATCTACGGGGGAATCTTTGTATAGAGGAATAAGCCACAGGCGCTGAATTTCTCGGTTGGGAACTCTTCATGTTTCCAGCTTCGTTTTGAGCAACTTGCTTAGGTTGTCTCTTCTTTCTTCTTTTAGGAACCTCGTTTTGTACATTGTTCTTTTTCATCTGTTTCATAGGTGTTTGCATTCGTTAGTATGGGATACCTCAACGAAAAGAGGGACTGTCCATCATGTAGTAACCAGTAAGGAAGGTCCGTGCAGTCTCTTGGCATTCTTTTTAGCACACTTAGTGTTTTGGCCTCATTACACTACATAACCCCATCATTACACTAATTTTCAAAGAGAACTTAATCTCTCTTCCTTATTAATATAATGGAAGCAGTTTAACGACATACTCCAGGTCATTTTCAACATCATAATTAATAATAATAAAATCATTAATTAATCAATAAAGAAAATATTTAATATAAAGGGTTAAGAGCTCCGACTAGTGGTCCCAAAGTACCAACCAAATCTAGAGTCCATACAGCTAAGAATTTCGCAAATTTAAGAGGTCGTAGTCCTTGAAGTTGTTTTTCCACGTAGTGGAAACCTTTCTCCGAAGGTAACTCCCCCCCACTTGCTACTCTTTTAATAAGACAAAGTCTTTGTAGCCAAGGGTCCGCATCTTTAGTTTCATTTTGGTTTAAAGGTCTGTAGGGTTGTTCAAATCTATAATTAATTAAACCACCACGTATCTTTCTCGTTAATTTATCACGAAGAATAGATTTATGACGGAATAATAATTCATTAGGATTATTAAGAAATAAACGAGCTACTTTTCTTTGTTGACGAGTTAGATTCCAATCTTCAGGAGCATATTTTAGGTCTACACCAAAACCACCAAGGTGGAAGGGTAGGTACCAATTAGGTCGAAAATCAGATTGATATTTAATCTTAAATCTAGAAAATATTCGGGGAATAGCACATTTAGTCCAAGGACAATTAGCTATCATTTTATTAATATCTTTACCAAACTGGTCCGGTTGACAAAGGTCAGGATCATGAGCACACTTACTTAGATCATCAAAAAAGAATTTTTGATTCAAGTATGAACATTTTTCCATCTTATTACCAACTTTCTTAAAAACTTGTGAATTAATCATACACATATCTTTTGACATGTATTGTTTTCCAACACTCATCAAAAGACCAGCATCATTAGCGCACTTAACAAAGATATCATAAAACTCAAATTCACATCTGAATAGCATATCATCCCCATTTACAATTACATTTTCCCACATCTGTCTTCCACGGTCTTTTCTACAGCGTCTTTCAAAATTGTTAGGTGCTAGATTAATCCAACGATCGATCGCAGTGCGAAAGACAGCCAAATTAATAACACATAAAAGAGGAAAAGATAATGGATGACCCATCAATTGACCATCATATAGTTCAATGGACGGAATATCCTTGAGATTTAGATTAAATTGTTTATTTATTTTTCTAAAACTCGGATAAGAGACAGTACCAGAGGCTGAAAGCGCCAGCCAGGCCAATTCAAAATTGGTAGTCCCTTCTAAGGAGCGAAAAGCACTTAAAGTAGCTTCTTTCTTAATTAAATCGGTTGCAGCTTCATAATCAACACTACACCAATAATCAGCAAACTTCACATTCTTATAGATTTCGTTTACTCGAACAGTCAAGTCCTCGTGCAACATGGTAGATGCCCTATGTGATTTCCAAGCGTCAATCATTAAACCTTGTAAAGGTTGAAGCATTGAGTAAAGATAACCGTTTCCTTTGGTTATAATCCTATACTTCGAAGGTTCAGCAATCGGAACAACTTGTAAATTAAATAATTCACCACCACATTCCTCAACTTCTCTTTCAACTATCCTCTTAGCATCATTATAATTTTTTCTTCTCCATCTATTTAACTCAAGATCAAGCAACCTTAGTTTCCCAATCTTTGTTCTTTCATTATTTTCAAAAATGGAATCTATATCTAACGGTTCAAACAAACTTAGGCAACCTCCGTCATTGACTGAGGCCTGTAAGCATGCTGATCCACTAGGTACAAATTTCGTTGGTTCTGGTTTCATCGTACCATCGGGAATAATCTTCTGAAAAACTTCGTAAGAAGTTCTACGAATATTATCATCAAGATCTAAAGGTAGAAACCCATGAAAAGAACTTAGACGTTCACTATGTTTTAAAAGACTTGCGTGCATCCTCGTGTAACCAAGAGGAGACCAAGCTCTTTTAGAACCCTTCTGAAGAGAAAAAACGAAGCTTAAATCATTTTTCTCACAAGCTCTAACAACAAATCGTTTTAACCAACCGGTAAACAATGGTTTGTTAATCCAATCTTCTTTCTTAGGACGCTGGTGATCTCCGAAGCATAAACAAAGGTAATAATCGAGCCAATATTTTACAAATGTTTGCTCTTTGTTATCTTCAGAATTAAATGATAAAATGTTGTCCAACATTTTCTTAAAGCTTCTAGCACACCTATCGAGTTCTTTAGTCGAAAACCATTCCTGTTTCCTTAAGGAACGGCGTGCAACAAAAGGCCAGATAAGCGAGAGGACTATACGTTTACAATTTTCTGGAACTTCAACGTTTTTGGATATTAATTCATAAATGTGCAGTACCAGGGATTCCGCAGAACGTTTAGAAACGGATACTTCCTGCATACTAGCATCTTCGGTAATGCCAACCGCGCGATCGAAGTGACCAAGAATAAGATCTTTAGTATTCTTGGAACTAGTGGGTACGAGCGTTTTTTCGTACTCTCTGAAATTTTTTACATATGAGTATTTCATATGGGATTTC